AGAGATTGCTTCTCCTGACTCTTCAATCTATCAATATATTGATTAATTGCATGTAATTCTGAATCCTTAGATCGAGATGTCAATGCATCCCTTTCTTGAACCCAAGCTTGTTCTTTCGAAGAAAGATCCTGAAGCCTGGCTTCTAATTCCTTTTTTTCTTTAACAAGTCGCTTTATCCGTTTTTCAGCGCGCTTGCCAAATACCTTTTTATCTTTGGATTCTTCTGCATCTTCAGATTTTTCTACTTCCTCTTCTTCTTCAACTTCAG